GGGTTCAGCCTGCTGGCCAGGAAGATGAAGAACCCCACCATCGCGGCCCAGATCACCGCGAAACCCAGCGGGCTGTTGATGAATGCCCAGACTCCGTTCAAGATCGTGTTGCCGTCCATTGCCATTGGCATTGTCAAAAACCTTTCCGGGCCTCGAGGGCCTCTCTGAGTAGTTGCAGGTCCTGCCGGTCGGCCACCTTGGGCGACGACCGTTTGTCTTTCCTTGCGTACGGGTCGAAGTCGCTCGGCCGAAAGGCGCGATGCTTCTTCGGGTCGCGGTTGGCGTTGGCGATCAGCGAACAGAGCATCGACGTGTGCGCCCACCGCTCGCGGCCCAGGCCCTCGGCCATCCACAGCAGTTGGCGCAGCGTCAGCGGCCGGGGGTCTACGCCAAGGCTTCTGGCAATTCGCCAGACATCGCACCATCCGTCTTCGCCAAGGCTTCGGCGGACAGGCGGCTCTGCGGTTCGCTCATCGCCTGGCTGACCACCGTCTCCACGTCCAGACCGTCGATCCGCGTCTCGATGGCCGTCACCGCCGCGTCGATCATGGCCATCTGCTTGGCGACCGCCTTGGCCCGGTCGTTGCGGCCGCGACTGCGGAAAAAATCGATCAGTTCCTCGTAGAACGCCTTCTGGGCCGCCAGCAGCGTCTCACCGTCGAAGCCGGCCCGCACGTCGTCCTCGGTGACCTTGTGCGTGACGAACTGGCCTTCGAGCATCGCGCAGAGCACTTCGCCCAGGAGCATCTCGTCGGTGCCCAGCCGCGTCAGCAGCGGCGGGTCGCCGGCCTCGGGCTGAAGCAGGTCCACGCCCAGCTTGCCCTTGACGGCCATCGCCGTGCCGAGGTTCAGCGTCAGCGTCCAGGTCCGACCGGCTGCGTCAGTGAAGGTTTTCATTTGCGTGCCTTTCAACATTGGGTATAGGATTAGGAAACAACTGAAGGGAGAAATGGGATGAAGAGTCGTGTTCTGGCGATTGTAGGCTTGGTGCTCGTTATATTGGGATTGCTCGCAACTGTCGCCGTGTTTGCATTTGTGCAGACCATTCGAGAATGGGGTGATCCAGATAACTTCGCACTGGGCGCTGCTGTCGTCTGCCTTGTTGGGTGCGCTCTGGGCTGGGCATCGTTTAAAACCACAGAGGGTAAGGCGGCCGCAATCATAGGAAGCCTCCTTGTGCTCTTCTTCGCATGGCAGTTACTTCGCACTGATTCCCCAGAGCCAACTCCATCGCGTCTTCCCGATCGTGCTCCAGCAGAAGTACAATCAATGGATGGCAGTCGGTAGCCGAAGACATCACGCCGCCTCCAGTCCGTCATCGATCCATTCGTCGAAGACCGCGAGCTTGGCGGTCACGCTGACGGTCACGCCTTCCTCGAGCGGCTCGTTGCGGCTGAAGTTGGTGATGCTGAAGTCGCCCAGCGGGCCTTCCGTGCCGGTCTCCGGGGTCGTTCCGTCCGCGCTCCTCGGCCCGGTCAGCACGGCCAGGCGGATCGTGCCGGCCGTCAGGAAGGCGGTCTTGACCGCGTCGAACCCGGCGTCGCCGGGCTTCCAGAGCATTTCGAACTCGGCGGTGCATTCGCGCAGCGTGGGCGCGGTGGCCCGCCAGCCCTGGTTGGCGCGGGTGGTCACGTCGGCCTCGCCGGCCTCGAGGCTGAGCGAGACGTCCTTGACGTTGCCCATCTCGTCCAGACTGGCCAAGGCCGTGCCCGTCGGCCCCTGGTAAATCTTGGCATTCATGCCGAGCAGGAATTCTTGCGACATTGCTCTCTCTCCTTATCTCACGCTGTCGCGCCACATGGCGGGCAGCTTGGGTTCTTCCTTGTCCATCGCTGGTCCCATAAACGGCCGGGGCCGGACCTTGGCCCGCTTGCGTATGCCTCGACGCTCGATCTTCATCGCACCGCCGTACTCCAGCAGACTGGGCGCTTCGCCGCGTCCGTTCTGACTCAACCGCACCGGGCCGATCACCACGGACTTCCTGGCTGGCTCGTAGCCGAAGAAGATGAACTTCTTCAGCAGCCCCGTGTGACTGCTCGGGGGCGAGCCGGGTTGCGATGTCCGCTTCCGCTTGCGGATGCTGCTGCGTGCGGTCCTGCGCACGAACGCTCCGAACCGGCTCAGCACCCGTCGTGTGGCCGTGTCGACCTTGCGGGCGACCGCCTTGCTGTCAAAGAACAGGATGCCGGGCTTCATGCGGATCATTGCAGTTTCGTCCTTGCGGTGGTGCGATCGGTCAGCCGCTGCTGAACCTCGGTCGGCAGGTCGCCCAACGCGATCACGCCCTTGGCGGCCAGCACGTCGATGAGGTCCTCGACCACGCGGGCCATGCCCGCATCGCTGCGGGCCAACTCCACCATCGCGGCCCTGCGTCGTCGCTGTGTCGCGTCGGGTTGCTCGAGCGTCGGCGTATCGACCACCCGCACGACCGTCTCGTCCGGGACGGTCGCCACGGCCCGACAAGGCCCGGCAAAACTCACCGGCCCGGCCAGCAGCGTCCTGCCTTCGGGCACCTGTTCATCAATCCTTCGAGTCATCAGATCCTCCGCTGCATTACCAGCCCGGCGTGCCCGTCGTAGGCCACGCCGGTTCCGCTGCCACCGGAGACGTCGCACTTGGCGAGGTCGCCGACCGCGATGTCCTGTGTCGTGTAGAACTGCACGCTGCCGCCGCCTCCACCGCCGCAACCGGAACCGACCGCGTCCGCATCGCCATCGCTGCCGCGAGCTGTGACGCCCGCCGCCGCTCCAAACGTGACGGCCGGTGCGTAGATGATCCATGCCCCGCCGCCGTTGCCGCCGAACTCCGTCATCTCGTTGCCGTCGGCCCCGCCGCCGCAACCGGCCGCGAACAAGAACCGCCGATCAGGACCGACCTGAATTGCAGCACGTGTCGACCACGTCCCAGAGGACCTACGAACGTCGTTGCTGGAATCGGTCGCTTTGAGGGCGTTGTATAGGTCGGTGGGGTAGTACTCGTACCCTTCGTAGCTGCCGACGTAGATGTTGCCGCTGTTCATCGTCGGGCCGCCCTGGATCGGCAGAATGTGACGGCTCCAACCGGCGTAACCCCCTGAGATGGCGTCCTCCGCTGGGGCCAGGCCATAGGGCACTCCCGCGTTCCAGCCGCCGTTGGCCTGCCACCCGGTCATGCCGGTGCAGGCGACAGCGTCGGCAGACAGGCTGCCGTTGAGGACGATGGGCGTCTGGCAACGTATGATGACGTGCGAGAAGCCTTGCGCCGCCCACAACTGCTGCGCCCAGGTGACGCCGGCGTCGATAGTCAGGGCCGTGAAGTTGTACTCGGCCTTCGTTGGATTCCCGCTGGCCGAGAGGTGTAACTCGCCGTCGCTGCCGTCGCCGAACTGCCACGCGAGCTTCGTTGCCGGTGTGCCGCCGTAGCCCATTACCACGTCCCTCCGATCACGGTCACCGCATCGCCGGCCGTGCCCTTGACGAAGATCTCCGCGAGGTTCACGCTACGGAAGTGGTGCCACTCGCCCGCGATCCACGGCACGTCGCTGCCGTCGTCGCCACGGAACACAACGCCCGCCTCGTTCGTCGGCGGCGTGGAGATCGTGACACTCCCGACCAGCCGTTCGCTCGCCAGCGGTTGCCAGTCCGTCGTCACGTCGATCTTTCGCATGATGGTGTTGTTCATCTTCAACGCGTCCTTCCGGGGCTGCGTGTCCTTCCAATTCTGATCCGTTCGCGATATGATTCGTCTGAAAGGACAATGCCATGTTTCGTACACCCGCTAACACGATTGCAAAGTTCAAAGAAGCCAGTGATGAGCAATTGACTGCAGTTCGAGCCAGATTGATCCGAGGGAACTGGCTATTCTCGTTCGGCTTCCTGGCATTTGCCGTTGCTGGCATTGCGGGTTGGTGGCTCGAATGGGAGTATGCCGGGATCAATCACTGGGTTGTCGCATTGCTCTGCTTTTGCCTTCTGCTATCCACGACAACACAACTTTGGCTGGTTGACCTAGTTCGTTACGAACGTTCGCAAACATAGACTCCTATGCCATAGTCCGATACATCAGCGTCAGGACGCTCGTGAATACTCTTTGATTGGCCAGGTGCTCCGGGGCGTAGATCGGGTCGTTGGCCAGACCGACCCACGCCGCCGCCGGCATCGCCGCAAGAGGCCGCCGCGTCAGGTACGCTGCGATCTCGTCGACCAGGCCCAGCAACGCCGCGACCTCGGTTTCCAGGTCGGCTCCCAGCTTCTTCTGGATGCCGATATCGACGGCTACCTCGTACTGCTGGGTGGCCCGCGTGGCCCCGCCGACCTCGAGCGTCTTCGGCACGACCGTCACGCGGAGGTCCTTCAGGTCAGCCAGATCGAACTCCGGCAGCAGCTTCCGCTGCGGCGTCAGCGCCTGGCTGAACGTGCCGTCGGCCAGCTCAGCCGTTACGGCGTCGGCAATGTCGATCACAAGGGACATCTCAGCCTCCGAATATCTGCTTCCACAGGGCACTGACCGCCAGCGTGACAGCTGCCCCGATGATCAGCCAAATCAGCCGGCCCTGACGCCGGGCGTCCTGCTCCAGCCGGTCCAGCCGCACCTGAATGCCCGGCCGTCCGTTGCCACGAATGGCCTGGTCGAGCTTGTCGAGCTTCGTGTGCAGCTCACCGAACTCGTCCCGGCAGACCATCTCGTATTGCGTGTCACAGTCAGGCATCCGTGCCGATCTCCTTCGTATGGATTCTCATGGTGGTGCGATACGGATCGCTCCACCGCCAACAGCCCTCGCCGCCCAGGGCCATGACCTCGTAGACCACGCCGTCGGCGACGATTTGGTCGCCGGCCTGGGGTTCGATGCCGAGGTCGTCGCCCAGGATCAGGAAGTCGATCACGTGGGTTTTGATCGTCGCGCCGTAGTCGTCGGCGACCTCGTAATCCGTCCGGCCGAACGTGGCCTGCACGTTCGCATCAGCCTGCCCGGCCCGTCGGTAGGTGACCGGGCTGGAGCAGTGCGACGTGCGCATCCGCTCCAGCCACTGGCATCCTTGCCGCAGGAGATCGGTCA